AAACGGAAGTTCGAGGCGTTTAAATCTGGGGAAGAAGTGTATATACGTGCAGATAGTAGAAGTGTAGAAGCACTAGTTGACTATTACACTAACTCTATGTCGTTTACAAACCTTAGAAACGAGAAGACTAGACGGTCTTACACAGGACATCTAGCGCACGTAATGCCTGTTCGTATAACTAACAAACCTTTTAGTAAGATGCTTGTGTCAGAGATTGACTATGACTACATCCAAAAACTATGGATACACATACGCGACGATGTAAGCACACACAAAGCCAATCATACGTTTAAAGTTCTCAAGCTTGTATGGAATGAGGGTTTTCGCGCAGGGAAAATTAAAGCAAACCCCTACAGTCTTTTAAAGCTTCCAAAGTTGCCAGACCGACAAGTGATGTGGACGCTGGATCAGATCGACGGGATGGTCAAGTACTGCGACGAACATGGCTACTACAGCATGGGGTCCATGATCACCATGTGCTATGAGTTCTGCCAGCGGCCTGTGGATGTACGCCTGATGAAGTGGTCAAACATAGATGGTCGCGCCGGGGTTTCTAATTTTATCCAAAAGAAAACAGGTAAACGGATGGCACTCAAAGTTACGAATGCTGTTCAGGCCCGTCTGCACTTACACAAGCACCGTAACTCTGATGACTTTATCTTCGCGTATGAAAATACTGGTCGCCCATTCACTGATGACAGGTGCAATAAGCACTTTAGAAAATTAGCTGACGGCTACGGTCTGCCGAAAGTTCCACTTGAAGATCAGTTTAACGATGATGGTAGCCAAAAGTACTCAAACATATGGCTATCTGACCTGAGAAGAACTGGGATTACTCATGCAAGCAGGGCTGGCTGTACTGACAGGCAGTTGATGGGTTTGTCAGGGCATAAAAACCCTCAAATGCTCGTAGTCTATGCAGTTGAAGGGGAAATAGAAAGCACTGAGGCGCAACGTAAAAGAGGTCTACTTTGAATAAAACTGGAATTAAGTGCCGCTTATTCGGAATCGATTTTATCAGCATGGCCCAAGCAGCCAGATACTTTGATATCTCACATTCATATGTGCGTGAATTAGTAGACAAAGGGCGGCATATCGAGGGGCCACGCCCAATGACCCGTGCAGAACGCCGAAGAGCCAAAGAAAAAGAACAAGCTAATGCTGCGACGAATAAAGACGATAATCTGTGAAAAATGTGGAAAGTTGTTTGACGTTAATAAACATACGTCATGCCCCCACTGTGCGAAGGTAAAAAAATGACAGGAAATATCAAAGGTGTAATGTTGGCCAGCTTCATAGTTGCGCTGTTAATAGTTGTACCGCCATTAATAATGGTGATGACTTTTGAGGAGTATCCTAAATACTGCAAGCTTTCAATTCTCGTGCCGTGCATAGGTGTAGGCGATGGTTAATTTATGTTATTACTCTTCGGAAACCAAGAAAATGTTTGCATTTAAGAGAGTGCCATTAAAAGTGGCAGAGAAGGAGATTAAGTATTTCACGCGGAGCGGCTTAATCCTGAAGATAGAAAAAATCCCTCTAGTTTAGACATAATGGCAGAAATGGCACAATGCCACTTCTAAATGTGCCATGCCATTTTTTGAAACAAACCCCTCTAAGCTATTGTTTTTAAATGATTTGGCTCCGGCGGTAGGGATCGAACCTACGACCAATTGATTAACGGAGACTGTTGATTTTATTGAATAATTCAGGATTCCTGAAAAATGCCTGTTAACTTTAAGTGTTTTTACACGCGCCGATTTAAATGTTGACACGGCTGTAAAAAAATATAAGCTGACGCTGTCTCTTTGGAGAGGCAGCGACCATCAACCAACGAAATAGGCCAATGAAATATAACGACCAGCTCAAAGTAATCCAATCAATTCCTCTCTTAGATGGGGATAGCAGGTACGTTACCTGTCCATTCTGTTATGGACTTAATAAGATGTCTATATCAAAGGTGGGCGGGAAACTGATGTGGAACTGCTTTCGAGCATCATGTAACTCCAAGGGAGTACACCAAAGCAGACGTTCACTCAAAGATACTAAAGACTATCTCAGTAATAATATACCTTCAAAACAGAGATACACTAAGCCTCTCCCAACACATACAACTGCTATAGACAATCACAAACCAGCCTTAGACTACTTAAAAGGCGTTAACAGTTTAGAAGCTTACAAAAACGGATTTATTAATATTAGATACAGCCCATCTGATGATAGAGTACTATTCTATTATAAGGAAGGTGCAGTAGGTAGGTCTCTAAATAATTCTTCTCCTAAATGGATGACTTATGGAAATACTGATGGCGGTATTTTTGTAGGAAGAGGAACTAAAGCAGTTCTTGTAGAAGACGTAGCTTCTGCCTGTAGTGTTAGTAGACTTAATAAATTTACTGGTGTAGCTCTTCTTGGAACTAATTTAACTGACAGTATAAATAATTCATTACCATTGTACGATTGCGTCTATTTAGCCCTTGACAAAGATGCAAGTAAAACTGCAATTACAACTGCAAGAAACAAAAGGAGAGGACTGAAATTACGGATACTTAAAACTGATCTCAAGTTACTATCACATCAACAGATACTTGAGTTATTAGTATGAGTGGAAGCAGTAGACGCAGATGGAGAAAACACTTTGCTGAACGTACAGTAGACCGCTTTCGCGGAGATCGATCTGGAATTTGGAAGCATTGTGAATTTTTTTGGGAGTACTTAAAATTTACGACAAGGGCTGAATGGGAAGGCGCTTTAGCAAAACAGCCTGTTACTATTTGGTATCTGTTAGAAACGCACGATGATTGGGCAAATGCTCCTCCTGATGTTATCTGATTGCTTAAGTGTATTACTACTACTCAATAAAAATACAAGGAATTGCATGATGAAATGCAGGGCGATAGCCATTATCGACATGGAAATAGAAGGCGGTTTTCAAGAAGCCGCTGCACAAGAAAAAAGTATCCAACAACTTATTTCTGATTATGTAAAAGACAATAAATCCGTCTTACATTGGCAGTGTGAGCTACGGGATCGCAGGGGGGAACCGGGTAATATGCCCCTTAGCAAGATGAAATTTCGAGCCAATTAAATCCTCTTAAAAAATAAAAAGCCCCTCTCTTCCGAAAGGGGCTTTTTTTATTTCGTTAAGTGTTTTACTGTGTGTTGTTTTCAGTGTAAAAATGACCAGAGGTAAGCATGGACCAATCAATTCTCAGAAGTTGTCTGAACAAAAACTTCTACGATAATATAAAAGCAAAGCTGCGACCTTCGCTGTTCGATGACAGTAACAAAGATATTTTCCAAACGATAACTGAAATGCAGGATAAATTTGACAGGGATATCACCCCCCTAGAATTATTTTCATTTTGGAAATCTAAAAATCCTACAGCAACAGGTGCTAGGATTGGAAACGCACAAGATATAATAAATCAAATAGCTGAGTCTGAAGTAATAGATGCTGACATTGCTACAGATATAATTGAAAATCTTTGGCGGCAGCATATCGGATTAGACATAGCACATTTGGGAATACTTATGTCTGAAGGCGATGCCTCTGCTATGGATAAGCTTCAGGCCTTACTTGCTAAAGTAGCAGGTGGATATTCCCCAAATAACTTTGAAGACTGTATTGTAACAGATGATATCTATGAGCTTCTCGCCTGTGTATCAAATGAGAATAGATTTAAATTCAATATAGAAACACTCAGTAGGCACGTATACGGGCTTGCAAGGGGAGAGTTTGGAGTAGTTGCTGCCTACAGTAATGTCGGTAAAACTGCTTTTGCCGCCAGTGTAAGCGCAGGGCCAGCGGGGTTTTGTCAGCAAGGCGCTAAGGTTGCCTTTATCTGTAACGAGGAGACAGGTAAACGTCCTAAGTTACGTGCGCTCATGGCATATACAGGAATGAGTGACGAGGAGTGTAGATTAGAACCAGAAGCAGCGGCTGCAAGATTTTCTGGAATACGTGATCGCATGAAATTTGTAGATAGTGTTGCATGGACACTTTCTGATCTAGACGGGTTCCTAACTCAATACGACTTCGATGTAGTGTTCGTAGACATGGCAGATAAACTAGAGGTACTTAATCAATTCAACAGCGGCCATGAGCGTTTAAGAGAATTATACTACCGACTGAGAGAGTTAGCTAAGAAACATAATATTGCTTTATTCGGCATGTCACAAGCAAACGCGGATGCAGAGGGTAAAGCAAGACTTACCCCTACGATGTTGGAAGGTTCTCGCGTAGGGAAAATTGCTGAAGCGGATTTACTAATAGGGATCGGTAAGCGGGATGATCCCTCAAATCCAAATGATCCCGCTCGGTATCTCAATATTATGAAAAACAAAATAAGTGGCTGGCACGGCCAGATACAATGTAACTTAAACCCCAAAAATTTTAGGTTCGAGGTTTAAATGAAAATCCTTGTTCTAGACCTAGAGACTACAGTTCAGCGTATCGATAAGCGTATTGATAATAGCCCAAAAAACCCTAACAATCGATGTGTATCTGCCCATTATGGATGGCTTGGAGATACTACAGTAGATGAAGTACACTCAGACATCTGGTTTCATAAAGAACTTATCAGTCCAAGCGGTATAGATCGCCTAAAGGATCATCTAGCTGATGCAGATATGATGATCTGCCACAACGTAAAATTCGATGCAGAGTGGCTAATGGAAATGGGCTTTGAGTTACCGCCGTTGGTGCGGGATACTATGATTACCGAATACCTTCTTGCAAAGGGTCAAAGACGAAAGATTAGTTTAAAAGACAGTGCGATACGGCGTAAGATTGCCAGCCTTAAAAAGTCTGACCTGATAGACGAGATGTTCAAAGAAGGCACAGGTTTTGAAGAAATGCCCCTTAAAACCGTGCTTGAATACGCAGAGGCTGATGTTCGAGCATGTGGGGAGTTATATCTGGCGCAGCAAGAAATATTGCAACGTGAACACAATCAATCCCTGCAAAAAGTAATACCTTTTATGCATGAGATGCTCTTGTTTTTATGTGAGATAGAGATGAACGGCGTTAAAATTGATATGGATGCCCTGCTAGAAGTCGAGAAGGACTTCGAGATAGAGAAGGCAGAATTAAATAGAAGACTACTGGAGATTTCAGAACAGGTAATGGGTGATATACCTATTAATCTTAATTCAAATGAGGATATGGCGAAGGTTATATATTCCCGCGAGGTTATAGACAAATCCATACATCAACAGACTTTTAATATCGGTACTAATGCCGCTGGTAAATCCCTACTGCCGCCTAGAATGAATAAAAATCAATTTGTTAATGCGGTCCGTACCTGCACAAAAGTTGTTCTTAAACAGAGGGCATCTGTATGCCCTGATTGTGAGGGTGTTGGAAGCATTCAAAAATACAAGACAGTCACACGTATTAAGAATAAGAAAAAATTCAAGATACAAGGCGAGCCATATAAAAATCGTAGCAAGTGTAAGACCTGTAATGGATCAGGTGCTATTTATACTAGCACAGGTGTAACTGCAGGTCTTAAAATGGCTCCTAGTTCGCCAAATGATGCATCTATAAATGGATTTAAGACTGACAAAGAAACAATTAGCAGACTTATTCTTCAAGCTAAAAGAAATAATAAGGACTTAGCTGTTGAATTTCTCACTAAAATATCAAGGCTTAGTGCGGTTAATATTTACTTAGATAGCTTTGTAGCTGGAATAAAGCGTGGCACTCGCAAAAGCGGATTTCTACATGCAAACTTTCACCAGTGTAGAGTAAACACGGGCAGACTATCAAGCGGCGGGGGAATGTCGTTAAACTTGCAGAACCAACCCAAGAGAGGTTTTCCTGTTCGTAAGTGCTTTGTTAGTCGATTTACAGACGGTATACTCATCGAAAGTGATTATTCGGGATTAGAATTTCGCACGGCGTGTGAACTTTCGCGGGATGCACAAGGTATTGCGGATATTTTAGAAGGTAAGGACATTCATCGACAGACTGCCTCTATAATCAACCAGTGTGATGAAGAAGCTGTAACAAAAAATATGAGACAGAAGGCAAAGGCATTCAGCTTTCTTCCCCTTTTCGGCGGTACTTCATTTGGACACCCGCCGCATATAGCCAAATATCTTGATGGTTTCTACGATATATACAAGGGTATATACGGTTGGCATCAGTCACTTATGACAGGCACACTTAGAAATGGAACGGTGGAAACGCCCAGCGGAAGACAATACTTCTGGCCTGATGTTCAGCGCACTCGTAATAATAGAGTTAGTAATAGCACTCAGATATTGAATTATCCAGTCCAAGGCTTCAGCGCCGACATTGTGCAGCTTGCCTGTATCCGCGCACATAAGCTTTTCAAAGCCGCTAAATTAAAATCAAAATTAATCTTAACGGTCCACGATAGTCTTGTCGTAT